AATTAAACTAGCTAAGGGGTTACAAGTTAGAGGGGAGGGGGATTACTTACTCCAGTTAACTGGAACAACAGATGAAACTAATTACAACGAAGCTATTATCTAAACTCCACACAAAGAAAAGCCCCAAAGCTCTTGACAGCAATGGGGCTTTTTACTGTCTAATCCTTGACAGTACAGTAGTACAATGCAATACCTATGCCACTAAATGATTTCACATGCACCTCCTGCACATGCGGCCTCACCTGATAGGTCAGTCTCGTCCTCTGCTTCTATCACCTTAGTAAGATCAATGTTGTTAAGGCTACTCTCTAACATATTGAATCGTTCTTCTGTGATATCCTCAAAGGGAGCCTGTGTATATGTACCTCCGTTGTATGGTAGTACCGCAATCCCATTGAAGGTATTACGATTCTTCCACATCCATTCCCCTACGTCAGGCCATTCATCATCCTTAACAGAGATAGTGCAGCTTACGTTGTGTGAGTTCTGCCCTTCTCTATGGCCTGTCTGTACCCACTCTGTGTTGAACCTACGTACACGTTCAAGTAGATCCAAAGCATTCTCTGTGCGTAGTATAGAGCCTTCTGGAGCCTTCTGTGGTATCTCTACTACAGCTTGGCTTTCTTTATTAAAGAACTCATCTTCTAACAACTCAGGGTGGTGCTTGGCTAGGTGCTGATAGAGTGCTTCATTCTTTCCTAGTCTCTGTCTACGAATATAATAATCATTATGCCAAGCATGGATGCCACTACTTGTACCAAGTACGCAACTAGAGGTGCCTGAAGGCTTGACAGTAGTACACCTAGCACTGACATTAATATCAAGAAGAGCAGCAACACGCTCATTCTCTTCCTTAACGATCTCAGCCGCTTCAGCGAGGTCATAGGATAGTATAACGCCAGAGCCAATTCCAGTTTGACCGACTCCAATAAGAGCGTCACGCTCCGTGGCCTCTTTCCATACATCCCTGAGATAGTGGAAGTCAGTGTATCCAGCTTGGAGCGTACCAATAAGAGCAGCCGCTTTAGACCTTTCATTCAAGTCCTCCTGTGATGTTATGTCTGATACGTTTAGCTCACACAAATTGCAGAATTGATATGGACGTAACCCGATTTCGCAACACGGATTTGTCCCCCAGTCTTTATCATTACTGAAGTAAACCCCAGGCTCACCTGACCCACTAGCTTCAACACGTTCCCACAACTTAAGGAAATCATCCTTGGTAGCACGATGACGTAGGATAACAGCACTGTTGTTAGCACGACCACGCTGTGGGTTGTCTATGTACCACTCACCTGCCTTGCTTGCCATCATATCAAGATCATCCATGCTGAACAGGGAGATCAATGCTGCCCTACGTATGCCACCTGCAAGTACTGCATCTGCAATGTAACACATAAGGTCATGCACTTCTAATGTACTTAGGTTACGACCTAGTGCATTGTCTAGTACCTTAGTGAGTTGATGAATGCAATCCTTCAATGGTTGAGGGCCAGGTGCCTTACCACCAGAGGTAATCAGCATAGCACCCTTAGGGCGTATGTCACGATAGTCAAAGTCTACTTGCATCTGTCCATGAAAGTAAGACTCCATCAGTACCTTCACTGCATCTGCCCAACCTTCAATGTTATCTGATACTAGGAACCTACGCTTACGTTTCTTAGGGCCACTTACTTCTGGTAGCTGAGTAACATGGTGACGCTGTACTGAATAGCCTACACCTGTGCCACCTAGTAGTAAGAACATAGTCTCACTGAAGGCTTCCACCTCAGACACTGGCAGGTAAGCACAGTTAAAGATTCGGTTAGGTGCTAACTCTATAGGTGCGCCACCGAACTGTAGTGAACGCATAGAGGGTAATACTTTCTTCTCATACACAAACTTGTATGCACTTTCAATGTCTTCCACCATGTGTGGGTACTTACGAATGTGCATTGATTTGTTACGGGTTACTAGCTCACTCCAAGTCTCTCGCCTCTGTAAGGTTGGAATGTACTTTGCATACTTAGAGAAGACTGTTATGTCGCTAAGTATTTGATTTGATGTTTCCATTTTCTGTCCTGTTAAATTGTAGGGGGCCGTACAGTTATACTGATTGAAGTATAAATGTCAAGACTTATTTAATTTAAAATTAACTGGGATAATAAAATAATTAATAGTAGTGCTGTAATAAAGTATTCCATTAAACAGATGCCTCAAAGTTCTTCATGAAGTGTGCCATCTTACTCTCGTAAGTATAGGCGAAGTCATTCTCTAGCAGCCAGTCTTCCATACATCTACGTGTACCATTCTTACGCTTCTGTGCGCCAGGTAGTGCTACGTTCTCTGAGTGTAGTACGAATACTATGACAGCCATTGGGTTTGATCTACGCACATGAATGTACTTATCCATTTCATGTCGTGTTCTGAATCTGCCCTTGACCTCAAACCATACGTTACCCATCACCCCATCGGGTGTGTACTTCCTATTCTCTACAACCTCATAGTCCACCTTGATGGGTTCGTAGTCTACATCCTTCATAGGGCCGTCAGCAAACAACCTAAACTCTAACCATGATCGGTAGGGCTTTGGCTGGTCACGATTCATGGCAAGATAATCACTCCATGATTGGTAAGGTTCTGGTGGTATGACCTTACAGTTTACTCCACATGTCTTGCCTAGGATGCTAGACGTTACCTTGCGGTGCTTAGGTTTCTTTACTTTCTTAGAAGGGTATCTCATATAATATCCAGTACCTTATTCAAATACCAACGGGCCTTCTCAATGTTCATACGTACATCTTGTTTGCGATTAGATCGCCATGTGTACTTGATGTTGTTGCCCTTACAGAATCCAATGAACTCTTCCTCTGTTAGGGCAGCCTGTATAGCATCAATACATTCTATGCTGCCTACCCCTTCTGACTTGTAGTGGTTAGGGTGATTAACCAAATCCTCTAGCGCATCATCTAGGTTGGCAGCTAACTCTGGTACTACATTCATTATCCTTCCCCCTCGCATTTAGTATTGAAGTTTAATGTTATTACATTGCCAGATACATTGGTTATCTTTTCTTTGTGGCTTATAACAGGGTCGTCTATGTCAGCCATTTCTAATCCATCAACTAGGTCTTCTGTGTAGTCACTTAAGGCATCATCAAATTCCTCATTGTCAGTACAGAACTGAATCATTGCTGCCATCTTATATGCTAAGAACATAAGTTGTGAATGTACATCATCAGAAATTTCAGGCATATGGTTGCTAAACACAGACACCTGCACATCCCCTTCCCACTCCCCATCTTCCTCCGAGATAGCAGGACGCATGATTACACCGAAGTCGTTCTCTGTCATATCAATCATGCTGCTTCCTCTATGTGTATGTAGTTAACCATTGCAGGAACCTTTGCCTTTGATGGTATGGATGGACGTTCTTCTAAGGTATCCCAACACTTGTACTTGTGTTGACAGAAGCCACACTCTATACCTAGCTTTAGATTACCTGTTGCTACCTTACGAAATACTTCTTTGACAGGTTCATAACACCTCTCGAAAGAATCATTGCCTACTATACGATCAGCCTTAGCTTCTAGTATAGATAGTTCAGCCTCCATATCAATACCTTCAGCAGTGATAAACTTGAACTGCCCGTTGGCCTTGTTGATAACAATCCAACCACCAGCATCTAAGTCTAACGCTCTACTGTAACCTACTAACTGACCTACGTACCCAAAGGAATCATGATCCTTTACAGTAGCAAAGTCTATCCACTTGTTAGCATAAGCCCAAGGACTACAGGATTTAATATCCCATACAGCACCATCAATGATTAGGTCAGGTGTACCATTGATAACGTGCTTACCTAGGTTAAGCTTTAAGTGCTCACCATCCTGCCATATTACACCAGCCTCAGTGAGGATACCTTTCATGATCGCTTCAACAAGATCACCGAGTATCATGTTAATCAAGAAGCTGTTGGGAAAAGGTAAAGCATCTGTTGGCTGGTTCTTATCAAACCAAAGCTGGCAATAAGAACGACCTATGTTTGACATACGCAACCTAAAGTCTGGGTTACGCTTGTCTACGAGTTGCTTTTCTAACGCTAATTTAACATCGTTAACCATGAAGTCAAGAACAGGGCGGCTCATGCCACCCTCCCCTGCCACTACACTATTAAGATATTTTTGTACCATTAATTCGTGTATGTTCATGTTTACTCCACATCTATAAACTCATTCACTAAGCCTTCATCAGCACTGTTCAAAGTCTCTACTGCCTTAGCAGTAAACTCTGAGTTGATGTAGTCATTGTACTGAGTTATCCACTCAGAACTATTGCGGTGCATATCTAACACATGCTCTGTAATAGCTAAGTCTGAAGAGTAGTCAACGTCTACCTTGGGTACAAAGTAGGACTGACCATTGTTCATTTCACGCTCAAGACCTGTCACGTTAATGCTGAACTGGATGAATGAACGATTGCGTTTAACAATCTCCTTGAAAGCATCACCGAAGGTCTTGAATGCCTCACGATTATCTACCTCCCAGATGAATGGAGAAGTCTTAACATCAATGGGGTCACCCTTCTCATTGACAGCACCGACCATATCAATCTCACCGAACAGCACACGGACACGCTTCACTGACTTGATTAGATCCTTCATCTTGTCAGGTACTGAGTTCCAGTCTTCAATGAAACCTGCTGGCTTACCACAGTTGAACCCACCATCTGTGTCCTTAAGGTCTACGTTAAGGTTGTCAGACATAAGAGTCTTAACATACCGACTGTTAGCAGGGTCACTGATGTAACGCTTGTACATAAATGACTGCATAAAGAATCGGACGTTAGCCTCTGGTGCATAAGCAAATGTTCCGTCCTCTTGTTCCAGACGATACTGCCCTGCCTCCACAACTTCCATCTTCTTCTTCTTACCATCTACCTCAACGACACCCATCAATGGGGTATGCCACATACGTAGACGGGGTAGCTTGTTCTTAGAACCACCACCTCCTGTCTCGTTAGCCATACCTGTTAGTCGCATTAACTCTTCTTGACTTACTTGATTTAAAGCTACTTCACTCATATTCATTATCCTTTATGCTATTAGCAATCTACTTGATCTAACCAGTTGTTACCCATCTTAGCTTCTAGTGATAGAGGTAGGTTGAAATCAATATCCCACAGCGTATTTACTGTGCTTACTAACTTACTCTCTACTTCAGCTACTACTGCTAGCATTTCTGTCTGCTCATCAGGGTGTACATCTATGACCATACTATCATGAACTGTATTAACTATACAAGATACAAGACCTTTCTCCTTCATTGTTTTCTCCATCATCAGCAGTGCAACTGGCACTATATCTGCCGTAGCAAATGACTGAAC